CTTGTTCTGCTTTTTCGCGTAATTCTTCAATTTCTGCTAAATCTAATTTTTGTGGGTCTACATCGAATCCTTCTTCTCCTTCCCAGATAGGGGTTTTTTGTCCTTCTAGTGGCAATCCTTTTGCATAGCGAATGAGTAATTCGCGAAGGGTCATTGACTGGTCGGGTACGGTTTTACTTTCCCCGAAATTTCCTTGTCCTTTGTACTTTTTCTTTAACGTACTTGTTGCTTTTTGGCTCATAATTTTGCTTTTAATGCTTGTTTTTTAAATGGTTTTTGCCTTTCTTTTGATTTTTTGGCCATTCTTCTAAAATCGTTTGCGGTTTCTTCTGCTTGTTTATAATAGTACAAATCGCCATACTTGTCTTGTAATTCATCTACCTGTTTTTGCGATTCTGCACGCATAAATACACCTATTCTGAACTTTTGTCCTTTGTCGTATAACTTATCCTTATAATACCTAGGCATGGCTGCTTTTTTGCCGTCTTTAAGTGGTAGATACACTTTATTTTCTATGTTTCCTTTTGTGTGCCACTTGACCATGTTTTCGGTGAGATATCCTGCACCCAGTCCCTTAGACATGAGTGCGAATTCTTTTTGTCTGTCATCCCCATTAAATTGGGGTATTTTCTTGTCTTTACTAATATACTTAAGAGTATAACCAACACTGGCATCACCAACATCACCAAAATGCACGTTACCAAGAGTAATATCATTGAGCTTCCAAGCATTTTCTACTATTTTAGGGTTTGCGTTGAATAAGATTATATGATAATGTGGTCTTTCTCCTGTGTCTCCGTATTCTCCTACTGCGTAATAGCTAATTTTTTGATTTGTTAACTTTCTAAGCCTTTTAAAAAAATCTTGTACATCCTTTTTAACAAGTGTTTCAAAGCCGTTTTTAGTTTTCTTAATGTGTTCATCATTATAAGTAAGAGTAACGAAGTGAGCAGAATTACTCTGCTCACTTTGTTTGTTTAATCTAAATGCCCATCCTGAAACTCTGCGTCTTACACATGCGGGGCATTTCCCACATGGAAAGGGCATATAACCAGTTTCTACACCTTTTACTAATTCCATTTTTTTATGGAATGGTGTTTGACATCTAGTACTCATATTAGAACATTGGCGTTCCGAACTTAGGCATAGGCCTTACCGCTCTAATCTTGTGCAATACTTGACAATACAAATTGTCTGTTCCCTCTGGCTCATCTAATACCGCAAATATGCGGTCTACATCCTCTGGGGCGCACTCAATAAATGATTGAGATAGGGTAGGATCTACATTGAATATTCGGCCTAAGTGCCAATAATCTAGGGTTGTTCTGAAATCTCCTGCTACTCGGTTGGCACAGAATTTATATTCTGCATAACGGGGTACATATCCGAACGTATTTGCTGCGTTGTTGGTGTAAGCGTAAAGCTCGTTTTGTGTAACAGGTTGCTCTCCGATATGTGCAAATGAAGGCCAAAAGAAATCAAGCGGATCATTTTTGAGATATGTTTTTGGTATTCCTTGCTGATAAGCAGTTTTTGGCATAACGGACATAATTCCGATAATGTATCCATGCTCTTCACAGAAATATGTACCATATTTTCCTGTTGTTACTGCTACTGCGTGTCCCGCCATATTGCCCTGGGGTAATTGTCCTTCGTTTCCTGTTGTGTTAAGTACTTCTGATATAACTACTGGTGTTTTAATTCCTGTAATATATTCGGGGCGCTGTAACCTTTTGTCGCTACTTTTTACTCCGAAATGCATAAGGATATTCTCAATATATCGTGTACCACCTCTTGCATTTTTTTCTAACCACTCCTGTAATCTGAATGCTCGGCGTAAATCGTTAATTGTTGTGGCTGATATGTCGAATTCATCTCCGTCTACGAATAAAAAATTTGGATCAACTGTTGAACTACCTGTATCTGGTTTTGCTTCAAAATTATACCAGTTTGCGTTAATACCACCATCGTTTGATGAATATGCAGACCTAGTATCAATTCTATTTGATATTCTAACTGGTACATCGTTTTCGACTTGTCCAATGGGTATATCTACTGCTGCGCCTTTTTGTGCAAATGGTAATGCACTTGTAAAATAATCATGTTCCCATGCTCTGAGACGCATTTGTAATAAATCTGCTGCAGTTGCTATATTATTTCCGTCTGTTAATTGATAATCTACTTCGGGTACTAAATTCTGGTCTCTATAATACTCGTTATATATAGCTTGATAAGCTGCAAGTGGTAATGCGTTGATATTTTGCGTTACTGCTGGGCTGCTATTGTTTGGAGGTACTCCCAAATAATCTAGAAACTTTTTTTCTGCTGCCGTTGCACTAGGTAAATACTCTAAATAGGGTAGTGTGTGGGTTGTGTTTGCATCTACTATAAATTTTTCCCAGTTTTCCCATGTTATCCTGTTTGGTACGAAAAAGTAATGCATACTTACGTCCATGCGGTGCATAACTGGAGCAAGTAATGGTGCGAATCTGATTAAGCTATCACATCCAATGTTGAACATATCACCAGGTACACACTCAATCACACAAGTAGGTGTAAGTTGTCCCATTTTAGATGACATTTTTACGTCATGTGTTAAATCGAACACATTTTTCTTCGGTTTGCTTACTTCAACCGAGTTGAATAAATTTTTGTTTGCCATTTTGGTTGGTTTTGTTTATATAGGTTTATAATCTAATACCGCCACGTGATACGTAATATTTGCGAAGCCTTTTAGTTTTTCCGCGTCTTTTGCGGTTTCTGCTCGAATAGAGTCGTCTGCGCATTGTGTTTGTTTTTAAGGGTTTATAATTATTGTTTGTTTAGTGTTTCTTAGTAATTTTTAGTAAATTTTCCTATAATTTATATTAAGTTCAATATCAGTTAAATACATGATATAATTCTACTTTTTATATAATTTTTTTTCCACATATAGTGGATATCCCCTACCCTATCGGGTAGGGGGTTTTTGTTTTTAATTGTTTTGGTTTATCATATTAGGTTATTTCCAAATTTTATTCCACCAATTCTTTAATTCTTCAAATGGTTTGTCTATTGCTTGTCCTAATACTCTCATATACACAGGGTCATTTGGATTGATTCCTTTTTCTCTAAGGTCTATTTCTATTTGCTGTAATATTCCAGCTCTTTCCTTATTTCTAGTGTCTTGTCTAATATTATACCTTTCTTCTTCTGTTTTAGCAATATTTGCCCTTCTTTGGTCTATTTCTGCTAATGCTAGTTTTAGATTAGGCTGTTGCATAAGTGCCTCAGTTACAATTTGCTGAGTAGTTCTTTGTGTATTTGTCAAAGTTGACTGAATATTAGCTTCTTGTTGTTTAACTCCTAACTTGGCTGCCTCTGCTACATATCCTTGTAAAGATTCTGCTTGTTGTAATTGGAATTTACTTTTTGCTGTTTCCTGTACGTTTTTAGCGGTTTGACTAGCTTGATTTAATGCCTGTTGTCTTGCTACTTGTGTTAATTCTTGTATTCTATCCCTTTGAATGTTTTTTAATTCTAAATCTACTCCTGTAAATAATGCTGATTTTGCTGCTGCTCCTAAATCAAATTGTGGTGCTGAAGGATTCCAACTTTTTGTATCTGTACTTCTTACTGGCTGACTTACATTGCCTGGTCCACCACCATATATTAAATGGGGGTTTAGTCCAGCTGCTTTTAACCTTGCCATTTGTTGTTCTGGACTATTATATGCGTTTTGCATTTGCCAATCTTGTAAAGCATGTTTCCTTTGCGTTGCATACATTCTTTCATTCCATTGCCTTGTTTTTTTGTTCATGGCGCTTTGTGAAGCTGCATTTATTCCTTGTCCTAGTAAGGTACTTCCTGCCATAATTAATGGCTCTAGTATTGTTCCCATAACTTTGTTTTTTTTAAGTGTTTTTATTTATTTTTCTAAATTCACTTTTAGCTTTTACTCCTTAAGCAGTCCTTATCGTACCTCTGCGTCCTTTTTTCGTCTTTTTTTGCTTTTTGTGACTTTAGTGTCAATAAGCACTAATATATCAAGGGTTAATTAGTGCTTATTTGCTGCGCGCTTCGCTTGCGTTCCGTTAATTTTTCAGCGAAACAAGTTTCGCCAAAAAATAAACGTTGTTTAGTTTTCTGTTTGATTTTCATCTTGTACGTCTGTAATTGTAGTACGTTTCTTTGCTCGTTTCTTTTCCACTTCCTGTTTAACGCGGTTGTTAATATCTTTTAATTCTTGTTCTGCTTTTTCGCGTAATTCTTCAATTTCTGCTAAATCTAATTTTTGTGGGTCTACATCGAATCCTTCTTCTCCTTCCCAGATAGGGGTTTTTTGTCCTTCTAGTGGCAATCCTTTTGCATAACGAATGAGTAATTCGCGAAGGGTCATTGACTGGTCGGGTACGGTTTTACTTTCCCCGAAATTTCCTTGTCCTTTGT